GGCGTAAGGGCGCCCTCTCCACAGAGTTAATCAAACTCGGCATTCCGACAGCCTGGGTGGGCTGCATCCTTAAGGATGTGGAACACTGGGTTGATTGTAGCGGAGAAGAGTGGACAGTAAATAGGTTGAAGAACCTACGTGCTGCCTACCTTAAGTTCCTGGGTCGTGAGACCTATGAACTTCCCTGGATAGCTCACCGGATCTGTGAGGGGAACCCGGTACCGAAAGGTATCTGGGGGAAACTCTGGACGAGGGAGAGCAGTTGGGTTCCTCGGGTACTGAAGGTTCTTCACCTCTACTCTGTGTTCCGTTTCCGTAAGGTTACGGAGCAGCAGAGGAAGAAGTTCCTCGAATCTGTATGGGCGTTGCCCATACTACGATTTGACCATAAACTGATGAGGAATATGGCACAGTACGCTGGTAATTTTGCCTTCACGGCAAGACCCTACCGTAGAAGCCTCATAGCCTCAGTTCGTAGCCTTCCTCCTAGGCATAGGAAGAAGTTTCCCAAGGATTTTGTCCGAGGGGTTCACTACATGACAATGAATAATCTGTGGTATACAGATTTAACACTGTCTTGGGGTGGTTACGAACGGTGGATCTCCAGATACTATGGTCATGGAACAGACCATGTGCCCGGCTCGGATAGAGTCGGGAATCTGGGAATTACCCAGGAGCGGGGGGGTAAGTTACGCGTTTTCGCGTTCCCTAACCTCCTGTTCCAGGTTATGATGAACCCAATGAAGGCCACTTTGTTTAGGATCCTGAAGAAAATCCCGGAGGACTGTACGTTCGATCAAGAACGTGGGGTGACGTGGGTCCGAGAAGAGCTGCGGTCCGGCCGTTGTGCCTGGTCCGTTGACCTCTCGGATGCCACCAATCACTTTCCCCTACAGCTTCAGAAATTGGTGTTTCTGAACATCGCACTCGACCCCCAGTGGGAAACCCATTGGGAGTTGTTTGAGATGGTAGCTACAGGGGCATACGGACCCAACGCCCTTGGGCGCAACTACGTACGGTGGACGAAGGGCCAGCCCCTTGGGGCTGGGCCTTCCTTCGCGTTATTCGCGTTGTCAC